AATGGTAAGAAGAGAGAAGCAACTATTGGTTCTATAGATATACCAATCAATGTAGCTAGAAACAAAGCACAACAAATACTTGGTGATGTAGCACAAGGCATTGATCCCTTGGAAAAGAAAAAAGCAGAAACACTTAATCAAGCATTTGAATACAAACTGCAAGATCTGTTAGACAGTAAACGTAAGTGTGTCTATCTTAAAGACGGCAAAATAATGGGAGACACTAGAGCGTCCTGGACAAGAGATGTAGCCTCTAGCATTGGTAACATGAAGTTAGTTGATATAGAAACGGGAGACATTACTAGGTTACATATTAAAGTAAGCCAGCGTGGTAAGTATCAAGCTAACAGAGTTGTTGGTTTAATTAGTTCTGTATTTGAACACGCAATCAGACTGTCCTTGGTGCAATACAATCCAGCCAAGTATGTAAAGAAGAACCCAGAGTTTGAAAGAAACCGACCATTAACTGACGTTGAGTTTGCACAGATAAACAAACAGTTAAACATTATAGAAGCACAGTCTAATCCCAAGAATTTAAAAGCAATCAAGTACATAAGGTTATGTATGCTAACTGGTGGCAGGTGTAAAAGCGAGATAGGATCAGCCAAGTGGTCTGACCTAGATGGTAACAAGCTAATACTGAAGAACCATAAGACAGACTATCAAGGTAAAGCAAGAGTGATACACCTTAACAATCAAGCTATGGCTATCATTAACTCATGCGATACAGACAATGAAACCATACTTGGTGTCAAGTATCCTTGGCACATGTGGAACAAGATAAGGAAGGCTGCTGGTTGTCCAGATGTAACCTTGCATGATCTTAGACATAACTACGGCACTATGGCTGGCGAGACTATGAAGCTAGAGGATGTAAAAGAGTTAATGGGCCACAAAACTATTAGGGCAACAGAGAGATATAGAAAACAAAGAGAGCATATTGCAAAAGAGAATATGCAAAAGGTTGGTAACTATATGCAGAAGATAACTATGTCTAATTAATCGTAGGGATTGCCTTCGGGATCTACACCATAAACCATTTCTAATTCTAGTTCTATGTAGTGTCTTGCTTTAAGTAAGTCTTTTACTCTGTCTGATTTATTCCTGGTTACATACTTTACAACATTAGTTAAGTTAGGTGTAAGTCCATTACTGTAAGCATACTCCAAAGGTTGTATGCCTTTATTTTTATAGTGATCTCCACCGATTTGTTTTTTTGTTGCTCTCACACTATCCCACTCTTGCGGTGTAATATCATTTATACTCATTCGTTCCTCCAAATTAATATTAAATTTTATTGGTAATATTTCTGCAAGGTTTTTCTAAATAATATTTCTATTATTTTTGTTCCTAGACTTGCTTTATTAAATTTACTCATAGTAGAATATCACAATAGGTAAACAATAGGAACTTACATGAATAGTAATAAGGTATTCCTGACGCAAAAAGAACTAGCAGAGCGTTGGAAGAAAAGTCCACAGACTTTAGCAAACAACCGATCATTAAACAAAGGCCCGTCTTATACAAAGATAGATGGTCAGATTAGATATGATCTGGATGACATTTTAAAAATAGAAGAAGATTCTAAAGTAGAACTTTAGACTAGGAATAAGTGTGTCGCATTCTGTATTAGCACCTAGTAGCATCAATAGGGTAATTAGATGTCCAGCATCAGCTCGTATAAATGCAGAGGCAGATAGAAAATCAAACATAGCGGCAGCCAGAGGTACACAAATACACGAAATGGTTGAGATGAGATTAAAAAATAGATTAGACGGCATTACGCTATCTGATTATTGGTTAGACAAAGACTGTGAAGTCGATGGTTTTAGTTTTACTATAACTGAAGATGACATCAAGATGGCTGACACTTATGTTGACTATGTTTCCCAACGTAGAGACGAACTAAACGGCAAGCTCCTCATAGAAGAGAGGGGCGGAGCGCCAGAAATCCATGAAGATATATTTGGTACTGTAGATGCGCTGATACTTGGCGAGGGTAACAGAATGGCAGTCATAGATTTTAAGACTGGTGGTTGGCCAGTCAATGTAATCCTTAACGAACAGTTAATGTGCTACTCGCTATTTGCACTTAGTCGTTATGGCAACGAAGATACGGTTGTAGAAATGACAATCGTACAACCAAACAAAAGAGCCTGGCATAAAGACGGTCAGATAAGAAGTTTTGATATTCAAGCAGTCGATCTAGTAGATTGGGGTTTTAATATCTTAAAGCCAGCATGTGATGAAGCCTTGGGTGAAGAGCCTGGTTTTAATGCTGGAGAATGGTGTAGGTTTTGTGCCTACAAATCAGAATGTAATAACTACCAAAATCTGAAGGAGGATTAAAATGGTAAATGAAAATAAAGAAGTGAAACCTCTACTAAGTTTCCAAGATAAAGACGGAAACCAAAGAGATATATTTGAAAAAGACTTGAATGACATCACAAGACCATTGGTTGAGGAAATCAGTCAAGACTTAAATGCAGAGCAACAGTTGAATGAAGCCTATCAGCTTGCAACTAAAACTGTGCATCACATGGAAGCGGTTAGAAAGAATGTAAGAAATGCTGTAGCAAAGTTAGAAACTGAACTACCGCCTTACAAAAAGCCAGTCAAGATTGAAGGTGTAACTAAGGAGCTAAACTAATGTCCCTAGCAGCGATACAAACAAAAAGTAAAGCTAAACCATCAATCGTAATTATCTATGGCCCATCTGGTCTAGGTAAGACAACGCTTGCAGTAGGAAGTAAAAACCCTATTGTTTTGCAAACTGAAGAAGGTCTTGGGATATTAACCAACAACAGAGACATAGCTCACTTTCCATTAGCTAAAGACTACGATACTTTTTATGAGTATCTAAAGTCATTGGTTGATGCAGAGGAACTAGAATTTAACTCTTTGGTTGTAGACAGCTTAGATTGGCTAGAGCCATTAATACATCAAAAAACTTGTGAAGTTAATAAATACGTATCAATCGAATCTGCAGGCTACGGAAAAGGTTATATAGAAGCATTGAAGTATTGGAGAGAGTTTTTAGATTTGATTAATAGATTAAGAAACGAGAAGAAGATGAGAATTGTTTTAATTGCTCATAATCAAATTAAAGCGTTTCACGATCCAAGCACAGAATCCTATGATAGGCATGAGCTTAAATTGAACAAGCACGCATCAGCCTTATGCTTAGAAGCAAGCGATATGTGTTTATTTCTTAATTACAAAAAGGGAACTGTAAAAGTTCAGGGTAATAAAGGTTTGACTAATAAAACTGTGCAATCTGGCAGAGTCCTAGTAACTACTGAGTCACCAGCCGCAGTTGCAAAAAATAGATATGGACTACCGATGGAAATACCAGTCGTAGAAGAAGGCGAGGACTTTATAGTCAGAGCTGAGAAAACATGGGCTGAGATTGGTAAACTGATAACCAAGAAATGAAAACAGATCACGAAACAATATTATATTTTTTACGAAAGGCTGTAATATTTGTAGAGGTTTGCATTGATAAAAATGGAGATGATGATTTAATTCTCCCATTAGGAGCTAACAAAGTTTTATTAGACGTTGTTGAAGCACTAGAAGAAGAAATAAATCGGGCAAATGATTTTGAGGAATATGATCCTGGTTAATCATTAATTTTAATTGTTAAATTTTTAGGAGGTAACAACATGGATTTAACAGAATTTAACGACGGGAAACCGTTTGATACTGAAAACGCAACTAGTGGCGGTGGCAACTCATCACTAGAACCTGGAAGACATACTATGCACTACGCTGGTGCTGATATGATTGAAGGGAAGAATAACTGGAAAGCAATCAAAATGCTTTTTGAAGTAGATGGAACAACTATAGTTATAAGTAATACTTTTACTGTAGGATCTGATAACCCTAAAGCTGTTGACATAGGCAACAACTCTTTACTTTTACTAATGAACGCAATGGGAGTTAGCTCTTTAAAGAATACTAACGAACTTGTTGGTAAAAGTGTAAGTGCTGAACTTATTAGAGCTGATTCTGGTTACTTAGAAATAGACGAGCAGTTTGGTAAAACCTGGCAACCAGTTGGAGATACGCCAAGCACGGAAACACCAAAAGAAGAAGTATTTCCGTCAGATGCCGACAATGACGAAATCATTCCTTTTTGATTATGATGATTTAAAGTTTCGGAGACAGTCACTATGTGCTTACTGCCATGGTGTCGCGTCTCCGCTACTTTACATAAAAGACGGTAAGCACTTTGCTGCTTGCTCAATGGATCATTTACAAAAAATTGGAGAGGGTGAAAAGATGGAGGACATCAAAAACTTTGCACAAATTAATCAAGAGGGTCTTAGGTATGCCCTTAGTAACAGCAAAGACAAATATTTAGAGATATCTAAAAAGAACAAGACATATATTTTACACGAATGGGAAAGGGAAGACCGCGTAGATTTCATTCACAAGGTAGTAGCCAATTATTTGAATCATGCCAAGGATCAGGCGAGGAGTGGCTGATCTTACAGAATATTTTGGTAAAGCTGGTTTAGTAGTAGATAAAAACTTTGCATTTAGTGGAGCTGACAAGTCTCTGAGTGATTTAATTAGCGAGATGCAAGGCAATGGGTTAGTTGTAGATTTTATTGACACTAGCGGCGAGCTAGTGAGAGTCCCAGTTAGCGCAACTGCATCGAACCGACCAGATAAAACCAATGAGCGTAGCGGTTGGTATGTCTACAATCAATTAGATGCAGACTTTGTATGTCTGTATGGCAACTGGCGTACAGCTTTGGAACAGAAGTTTACTTCTTATAACACTAATGAAATGACGGTAGCGCAAAAACGCGATCTGCAAGTTAAAGTAGAAGAAGCACAACTAAGACGCGAGGAAGCAAAGAAAACCAAGCAAGACGAAGTTGCTTTGTATGTTAAAGATAAGTTTGCTAAGGCTGGCGAGGTTGAGGAGCATAAGTATCTTACAGACAAGAGGGTTGAAAACCATGGTTTAAGGTTAACTAGCACCAACAATCTAATGATACCCTTACACACTATTATAAAGAGTAGTGATACTGGGTTATTAGTATCAAGAATAAGAAGTTTACAGTACATCTTCCCAGACGGATCTAAAAAGTTTGCATCTGGTGGTGAGGTGCGCGGAAATATTTTTTTAATTGGGGTTGAACACCACCTACTACCAACCCTTGAAACCCTAGTTATATGTGAGGGTTATGCAACTGGAGCTTCTATCTATGAAGCGACAGGATTGCCATGTGCGGTAGTTTTCTCGGCTAATTTTTGTTTAACTGCAACTACGCGGTTGCGAGCTATTACAAATTCTAAATTTTTACTTGCCTTAGACAATGATACTTCTGGGGTTGGTGAAAAGTGTGCTAACGAGGTTGCAAGTGCGGTTAGCAATTGCATGGTTAGACTACCAAGCGTCATTGGTGATTTTAACGATCTAGCCAACGCCAAGGGTAAAGATCAGTTAAAACTAGAACTGTTAGAGTCTAAGTTTAATATTAGGCAGTATGCAATCCGCAACTTAGTAGAAGAACCAAAGCCAATTGAATGGTTGGTTGATAGTTTTATACCATTAGGCAAGCCAGGTATCATTGCTGCAATAGGTGGGGTTGGTAAAAGTTTAAGCATGATACAACTAGCTCTTGGTATTGCTCTTGGTGGTAAATGGTGGGGTAAACCTATCTTACAAAAAGGCTCTAGCGTTATCTTTGCCGCAGAAGATGATTTAGCAGAGGTACATAGAAGAATTGATGCGCTTGATCCATTAGGTTTACGCTTTCAGTCTGAATATGATGTTTATGTCTTTCCAATACCAGAACAAAAAGAGCCGATGATATTGTTAAGGGAAGAAGGCATAACACCGCAAGCAACAGAGTTAGTAGATGAACTTAAAACTATACCTAACCTACAGTTAGTGGTATTTGATCCGCTCCAAGCATTTACAACTGGTAATATTAGTTCAAGCAATGAAGTGGGCCAGTTATGGGGATCATATTGTGCCAACATAAGTGCCAGGTTGGGAGTTAGTTGTATTTCAGTTCACCATTTAAGTAAAAGTGCATTGAGTAATGACTCTGATGATGCGCTCAGTCATAGAGCCGAGATAAGAGGAGCTTCTTCCTTGGTTGATAGTGTTAGATTTGCCATAGCCATGTGGTTGGCTGATGAGGACACTTGTGAAAAGATATGTATTCAAGAAGGAGTTGAAATAGATAGAATGTCAGTTGTCAAAGCTGGCTTAGTTAAATCTAATTCTGGTAACGTAGATTATAAAACTAAGACACTTATAAGACGTGGCGCAGTTTTAGAAATATTAGATGAAAACAAAAAGTCCTTTAATTGGGACTAGGAGAAACCATGAGCAAAGGATCAGACCAACGACCAAAACAAGTAGACAATAAAACTTTTGAGGATAATTGGAACAAGGTATTTGGTAAAAGAAAAGAGAAAAAAGATACCAAAAAGAAGGAAAATAGGAAGAATGAAAGATAAAGGCATATATGATTTAAAAACATACCCATATATGATTTAAAAACAAAGGCATATATAATTTAAAAACATACATGCCTTTATATACATCCTACTATACTATTAAACTAGGGAACGGGCATTTGAAATGCCCCGTTCCAAACATTAGGAAAGATATAAATTTTTTGACTTGGTTGGGTTGAAAGAGTGGGGAGTAATAACTACATAGTTGAGGAAAAGGAGGAAGCATGAAACAGTTAAAAGAGCGTATGAGGGTGGTTAGAGATTTAGCTTATGGTAACAGAAGGCAAAGAGGGTTTATGTCATTTTGTCAGTCAACACCGATACATTTTTATATAGTGTTAGAAATCGCGATAGCACAGTTAGAGGGTAATAAAATAAACTTTGAAAGGTTGGTGTATTTGTTACCTGGTAATCTGGGGAGCAGGTCAACCATTGGTAGTATTTTAGATGACTTTGTTAGACTTGGTTACATGGTTAAAAGCGTGGGAGTGGATAAGAGGAAGAGGGTTTTTGCGGTTAGCAAAAAGGGACTTGAACTATTAGACGGTTATTTTGAAAAAAGGCAGGTTAGTCTGAGGGAGGTTGCTTAGTTGAATAATGAGAAGTGGTGGTTGATAACCGATAGCATTGACGATCCAGATAGGTCGGGACTTATTAGCTATAGTGTGGCGAATAAATACGACAATTATGCAAAGCTCAAAAGGGTGGTCTGGAAGTGGTTTAGAGCGCACCTGGATAGAAAGGACATTAGTAGTAGGGAGAAAATCATTCTGTGGTGCTTGTGTGAGCGATATGGGAAGAGTTTTAGCTCACATGATGCTATTAGCTATTATGGTCAAATGTGTGGACTGAGTAGCGTTACAATGGGCAAAGGGTTTGCGGTATTGATGGATAAGAATATTATCTGGTGCGCGAAACAAGATCAACGGATAATGTTGCGCAAGTTAAAGAGTGGGATGCAACACAAACACTTCTTGCTCGTTGGTTTAGGCGTGATGCTAGAGAGAGAGGCTAGTTAATGTTTAGCCTTTTTCGTATGCGGGCCTGATTTGTTTTTTGGTTATTCTTTTAACTTGGTTTGTCTCCTCGTCAATAAATATTACTTTATTTAGTTTTATATCTTGGTAGTTTTCTTGAACGTAGCCAAAGATCGTTGTTCCGCGTATTTGTACCCTAGTCATCAGACACCGCCAGGAAACAGCGCAAACAAGTTTCTTAATGCTTGATCTGATAAGTAAAGCAGATGTTTAGGTATCTTAGTTCTGTCTATTGTTGTCATTGGTTCAGCTCTCCAGTTATAAGTTTTCTTAGATAGTCTTTAGTCCAATTAAAAGATTTTAGATCGTAACCATCAATGCACTCTCCGTACATATCTGACATATCATATAATTCTATTTCCTCATCATATTCTGCATTATGTACAAATAAATATTTGCCAATCTTTTTACATTTAATGATATCTGATACTTCTATATCATGCCCTCTATTTCCTAGCCATTGTACTGCGTCTGCTTTATTCATTAGTCTTACCTCTTTTTAAAATAGTTAATATAAAATGAACCGTGCCAGGCTGTGCGCCTGGTTGGTTTGTTTAATAGATAGTTTATTAATGTTTTCATTGGTTGCTCCTTAAAAGTTTTCTATTATTAGTTTATTACTGTTTGGTATTTTGATAACTGTAGTTCGTTCTTCAAAATCTTCTACAGTATTAAATCCTTCATACTCTGAACTAGCTTCTAATATATTGTCATATTGTGAATATGTGCAACATAGAGCAATTACATCTAATTCTATTTGTTCGCCTGTATCGTCTTCTAATTGTTCTAAGTAACAATATAAAGCGTCTAAGCATTCGTATGAGAACTGATTACCTCTGTCCATTTTATGAAAAGCGTCTTTAAATTCGTATTCATTTATAGTCTGTATCATGTTAGTTACCTCCTAAAGTAATTTACTAATAACTCACATATCATAACAAAAGATACTTATATATCAAGTAGTTAGCATCAAAAACATACAGTTTTTTTAACAAATGCTGTAGAATAAAGGCTTAAAAAGGATAAAAAACATTTATTATGAGTCAAAAAGTAGCTAAAAAGTCAGGTAGAAAACCAATAAAGATTGATTTAGAACAAGTTGAGAATCTTGCCAGTCGTGGACTTGGTAACTCTCAAATTGCGCGTGCCTTGGGCGTTTCATGGGATACGATAGACCGCAACAGAAAACGCTCTGCGGATTTTGAGGGTGCTTTAAAAAGGGGGAAAGCTCGTGGCTTGGCGCAAGTAACCAATGCTTTGTTTGAGTCGGCCACCGAAAAAAACTCGGTTGTTGCCCAGATATTCTATTTAAAGAACCAAGATCCAAAGATATGGAAAGATCGCGTAGAGAATGTTCATGCAACCATAGATTTAAACCAGGTATTATCTGGCGCTAAGGATCGTATTGGCGATTCATTTGCGACTATAGAAAAGCCGCGCGTTATAAACGCTTTTAAATCAACACATAAACAGAAGAACAACGTGGTAGACAATCAGGTTACCAATAACAAAGACACCAAAAAGGGCAAATAGCTTGCTATTGGTAAGGGCTGCCCAATAATCTGAAAATCAATACTGACTTAAAACGATTATTACCCCCCCTTACATTTTGCGCGACGGGTATTGTATGTGTAACTGTAGAACTAAAATTTTTTAATTTTTTTTGATACAATAGTAAGAGGTAATAACAAAGGGCATTTATGAAATACGGAGCTGAAGCAGAAAAACAACTAATGACCGAGATATGGTCACCACAAGTTGCGGACGATCCATACAATTTTGTTAAGTTTATCTTCCCTTGGGGAGAAAAAGACACCCCTCTTGAAGAATTTACAGGCCCACGCAAGTGGCAGGAAAAAATTTTAAAAGATTTAACAACCCACATACAAAGAAACCAAGGCACAGTAACCCCAGAGATGTTTAGACTCGCCGTTGCCTCTGGTCGTGGTATTGGCAAGTCCGCTTTGGTCGCTTGGTTGATACTTTGGATGCTATCAACCAGACTTGGTTCTACGATTATCGTAACCGCCAACACCGAACAGCAGCTTAGATCAAGAACCTGGGCAGAATTAGGTAAATGGCTAACCCTATCCATAAACAACCATTGGTTCACCAAGACTGCAACCACTATAAAACCAGATGGTTGGTTTGAAGAGGCGCTGAAACGCGATTTAAAAATTGATACTGGCTATTACTACGCCCAAGCACAGTTATGGAGCGAGGAAAATCCAGATGCGTTTGCAGGTATCCATTCATCTTACGGAGTTTGTTTGATAATGGATGAAGCCTCTGGTATTCCCGCTCCTATCTACAGCGTATCCGAAGGTTTCTTCTCTGAGCCAACCGAAAATCGCTTTTGGTTCACTTTTTCTAACCCGCGCAGAAACACAGGCCCTTTTTACGAGAGCTTTACCTCTAAGCGCAAGTTCTGGAACTTAAAACAAATTGATTCTAGGACAGTAGAGGGTACAGATCAAAAGTTGTTCCAAGATATGCTTGAACAATATGGTGAAGATTCAACTGTAGCTAGAGTAGAGGTAATGGGAGAGTTCCCTAACGCCGATGATGACAGCGTCATACCAATAGAACTAGCTAGAACAGCCATAGATAGAGACGTATCGCTAACAGCCAAAGCGCCTATTGTGTGGGGTTTGGATGTAGCTCGCTTTGGTGGTGATAATTCCGCGCTATGCGTTAGACAAGGTAATACTGTCTTTGAAATTAAGACTTTTAAATCGATGGATTTAATGCAATTATGCGGTGCAGTTAAAAATAAGTATGACGATTGCACGGTAGTTGAACAACCCCAAGAAATACTTGTAGACGTTATTGGTTTGGGTGCTGGGGTTGTAGATAGACTTGCAGAACAAAACCTACCCGTTCGCGGAATCAACGTATCTGAATCGCCGTCTACAAGAAAGAACTATTTAAACCTAAGAGCTGAGTTATGGTTTGCAGTTAAGGACTGGCTTACGCAGCGAGATTGCCGACTGCCTGGTGATGATGAACTTATATCAGAGTTAGCAGCACCTAGTTATAAATACACTTCAACTGGTAAAATAAAAATAGAGTCAAAGGATGAAATGAAAAAAAGAGGCATAAAATCTCCTGACAAAGCTGATGCATTAGCATTAACCATGGCAAGTGCAGCCGCAAGTTTTAGTGGTGGTGAGAACTTTTTAGGGTATAATTTCAAGAAACCCTTGACATCAAGAATAATTAGAGTGGGATAAAATTTATGGAATACGATAAAGACGAAACAATCGATGAGCTAGAAGGTCAACAAGAGTCTTACGATGAAGAAGAATTGCAAGGCGTTCTTAAAAGTGAGATGGATGACGCTAGAGACTTCATTGACCAAATTGGTCAGGAAAGAAGTGAGGCTACTGAATATTATTTAGGCGAGTCCCCAGAGGGACAAAGTTCCATGCAGTCAGAGTTTGTATCAACCGATGTAAGAGACAGCGTCTTGTTTATGCTGCCTTCTATTATGCGTACCTTTTTTGGTACTAATAAGATAGTTGAGTTTATACCCAAAGGCCCAGAAGACATTGCACTTGCAGAACAACAAACCGATTACATTAACTACATACTCCAACAAAAGAATCCAGGCTTTAAAGTTTTTTATGACGCATTTAAGGATGCGCTTATTAGAAAGACTGGTTATGTAAAAGCCTACTGGGATGACAGCATTACTGCATCTACCCATTCATACACAGGCATACCGCCAGAAGCATACCAAGCGCTTATGCTTGATCCAAATGTTGAGCTGGTTAAAGAAAAAGTTGAAATGGAAAGTATGACACTTTTAGATCCAAACACGGGTGAGGAAACTACACAAGAAACCCCAGCAAGTTACGATGTAACTATCAGGCGCATCAAACCAAAAGACCAAGTGGTTATAGAGGCAATACCGCCTGAAGAAGTCCTTATTTCAAGAAACGCTAGAGATTTACATTCATCGCCTTATGTGGCTCACCGCATGGTCAAAACAATTAGTGACTTGGTTGCCATGGGTTATGACAAGGACGACATGGAACAATACGCTGGTTCTGGTAATTATGTAGACGCTGAAGCCTACGAGGAAGAGCAAGCTAGAAACCCAGCAGCAGACTACACAGGTGTAGATAGAAATGATAACAACAACAAGAATATTTTGTACGTAGAACACTACGTTTTTTATGATTTAGATGGTGATGGCATAGATGAAAGGATTAGAGTATGCACCGTGGGAAATGGATTAAATATTGTTAATTCAACACCCTGGGATGATTTACCTATAACACTCTTCTGTCCCGATCCAGAGCCTCATACCTCCATAGGCTCGTGTCCCGCAGACTACTTGATGCCAATTCAAGCAGCTAAATCTCAGATAATGAGAGATACGCTTGATAGTCTAGGTCACGCCATCTTCCCGCGCATGGGTATAGTAGAAGGACAAGTCAACATTGACGATGTGCTTAACACCGATATAGGTCAACCAATAAGAATGCGTGCGCCAGGAATGGTACAACCATTTACCGTGCCTTTTGTTGGTAAAGAAGCCTTCCCAGTTTTAGCTTATTTAGACGAAGCCAAAGAAAACAGAACTGGCGTATCCAAAGCTAGTGCTGGACTTAATGCTGAAGCATTGCAATCAACGACTTCGGCGGCAGTATCAGCCACCATGTCTGGAGCGCAAGGCAGAGTAGAACTTATTTGTCGTCACTTTGCAGACGGCATGAAAGACCTTTTTAAACTTGTAAACAACTTGGTTATCAAACATCAAGAAAAACAAGACATGATAAGACTTAACAATGAGTTTGTTCCTATTGATCCTAGATACTGGGACATAGACAAAGACATAGCAATTAATGTTGGTATTAGCAAAAACTCAGACGAAGAGAAGTTCCAAGTCTTAACCTCGCTTGCACAAAAACAAGAACAGATTATGCAAACCCTAGGCCCACAAAATCCTTTGGTTAATTTACAGCAATACGCAAACACACTTACTAAAATGATTGAGATGGCTGGTTTCCAAGACGCACAATCATTTATAAATACACAAGTGCCGCCTATGCCACCACAGTCACCAGAAGAACAGAAGCCTGATCCAGCAGAAATACTAGCACAAGCAGAAGCGCAGAAAGCACAGAACCTAGGTCAAAAAGCTATCATAGACGCAGAGACAGACAGAATGAAAATCATCATGGAAGATGATAGAGACAGAGATCAAGCACTTGCAGATATGCAGCTTAAAATTGCTGAACTTCAAGCTAAGTATGGCGCACAAGTAAACGTAGCTGAGATCAACGCAATCATGGAAAGAGATAGAGAAGCTATCAGACAAGTTGCTAAGAACCAAGCACAAGGAATGTTCACTAATGGAAACGGAGCAAATTAAAATATAATGCCAAAAAAAGGACTCTACGCAAACATACATGCGAAACGTAAAAGAATAAAGGCTGGCTCAAAGGAAACTATGAGAAAACCTGGTACAAAAGGCGCACCAACAGCAAAAGCGTTTAAAAAGTCTGCAAAGACAGCAAAGAAAAGGAAGTAATTATGCCAAGTGGAAAAGGAACTTACGGATCTAA